CACGAACTTCAACGTAAACTGGGAAGAGATCTCTGCGAGGGACCGCCTTTTGGATCTCCGGGGAGAGTACGACATCACGAATGCGCAGTTGTTTGCCGGTCTTGGGGTGACTGAAAGTATGCTGACTGGAGACTCTCATGGGTACGCAGGTGAGAAGATCAATATTGAGGTGATCAACACTCGGTATATGCTTTATAGAGAACGTATACAGACTTATGTAGAGGAGCACTTGTTTAAGCCGGTGGCAGAGAAGAAGGGGTTTTTCGAATACGATGAATTTAATAACCGCATTCTTCTATATCCCCGTCTTAGTTTCACTCGATTGGCACTCCGGGATAACCGAGATACTTTTGATGCGATGTTTAATCTGTATCAAAAAGGTTCGTTGTCTGTCGATTACATCCTCGAATTGTTCAACCTAGACCCTCAAGCTGTAGAAGAGCGGCTGCGCGGGAACTTGATGACAGTAAACGATGCTATGTTCAACGAGATAATCCGATCTGCTTATAGTGAGGTCGGTCGGGAAATGAAAGATCGATCGGATATGGTCGAACGAATCGTACAATACCTTGGCTTGCGGTATATCCCACCCGCAGAAGACGATGATGGTGGCAGATGGTAATCTTATCGAAAAAAGATCCTTCGGAGAAGGAAGAGGAAGAGGTGGAGCGCCTCGTTCGGAAATCTCCAACTGAAAAGGCCCCCCGCCCTGACAAAGAGAGGGAGAGGATCCGTTTGGAGGATGAGGATGTAGATAAGGATGATAAGGATCTATCAATGAACTACAAAGACATTGGTGGGACCGTAGTCATGGCAATGTATGTAGCCTCTACTTATATGAAGAGAGCTATGGATTTCCCTTCTGAGCCCGCTTTCAAGGGATATATGGAGGAACACCCTGACGCCGACCCTTCTAACCACACCATCGACGGTGAGTCCTCTGACAAGGTATTAAACAAAGCCCCTGAGCCTACTAAAAAGCCTAAAAAGGAATCTGAACCTGCTCCCAAACCTGCCCCCAAGAAAAAGGAACCTTCTGGTGAGGTTAGTAGAGAGCTTGAAACCGAGGCTCTTTATGATGCGGCGGAGAACGGTACTGAGGAAGAGCGCGATGCGGCGATGAAAATTATCCAAGAGCGTAAGAAGCCTTTACCTCCTGATATGCCTGATTCCTCAAAGTTTAAGGGGGAGCTGGGAGAAAAAGCTGTAGAGAGTCTCAAAAAACAGATCAAGAGCTGGGACGCACTGGATTATAGTCAGAATATGTTTGAGCTGGAGACAGATAAGCATATGGCTATGATGGCGGGTAATGATCGAGATCGAGATTATTTTCAGTCAATTATGGAGGTGTATGAGGACTCTTCCGCTGCGGTCAGAACTGTGGATCTTCGGGAAGTAGATAGCCCCGAGGAGCTACTAGACATTGAAGACCCAGATGGTGCTTTTGGGGAGGACGACGCTCGGGATCTCCAGAAAAAGAAAAAAGACTGGTACCAGTCCTCTATGTTCTCCCCCCTAAATACCGTGGGAGGTCAGCTTACTAAGACACAGGATTTACTGGAAAAGGTAGATCCTGATTCTAAAAAGGGAGCCTATCTAAAAGAGATGGCTTCTGTATTAGAAGATGTAAGAGATCGTAAAATGTTGGATAAAAATTCAACGGCAGATAGGCTACTGATTGGCATTAGAGATTCAGATTCTGAGGCCCTAAAGGACCTTGACCCCGGCGAATATGATTTTACCAACCCGCAGGAGATAGGAGATTTTGTAGGTAAAGTCGAATCTCTTAGCTCCGCTGATTTGGCTCAGTTGGTAAAAGATGAGCCCCTGTACCGAATGCATTTTAGTTTTGGAGAGGGAGACAACCCTGACGAGGTGTCTATTACGGATAGGGAACGCAGATCGTTTGTAGACTCCCTTCGTGAAGACCTGAGCGTTAGGGGGACTTTCGAGCAGGTTAGGTTTCATGATGATGATACAAATAGCATGTTCGATAAAGGTTCATTGTTGGCATATAGAGATAAAGCGCTCAAAGATCTACAGGATCAAGGTTTCGACTTGACATCCCCCGAAAATTCCCATGCCAAGCCTTTTTGGGATACCTTTTTTGATTGGATGTCTGATATGGGATCGAAAATGAGTCATGTTGATAATGCTCGTGCAGTACAGGCAGGCATTCAAAGTGCCTTCCAGAAAGCAGGTTTGTCTCAGGTTAGTCGCTAATCCTTTTATACTTCGTGACCAGTAGCGTGGAGCAATCCCATTTCACTTGGTCATAACCCGTTTAACCCCCATTAGGGAGATTGATATGTTGAATCGTAAACAAGCACAAGCCCTCACAAGACGTCTAGACAAGATCTCAAATCATGTTGAGAGTCGTTATGCAGAAATTGGTCTGTCTGAAAAAGAGGCGTACAACTTTTGTCTCTATTTGGATCAGACTTCTGATCTACTTGAAAGATCCTCTGAGGATCACGGTGATGAGCAGGAAGACGAAGATGAAGAGGTAGACGCTGCTACGCTCCAGCGTGATATGGACGAGCAGTACATGGATACGTTTGATAGTCCTCACCAGCCTCACCAGATGGACGCAGATGAGCCTTATATGCGTCAGTTTGAGAACGATCCCTTACAGATTATGGACGATAATGATCTGTCCCCTGTAAATGATGGTGACTGGGACGTTTCTGCCAGTGGAGAAGATAACTGGTATACCCGGTCTACTAGATCCGCCAGCGAAAGCAATTGGTACACTCGGGGCCAACGATAAGGTAGGTGCCTTGTGCCTCTTTTTTCTACAACTCCAGCTTCTTCTCGTGAGGTAGTAGGACAGTCTACTACGTTAGGGACAGTAGTCTTTGATGAAGAGCAGCATATTACTCGTCTTGTACGGGAACGTACGGACGTTGATTGGGTTGTAGATGAAGAGGATCCCCGCTGGGATAGTGGGGTTGAAAACCACGCTCAGGCATTGAGTGATTTTAAACAGCTCAATGATAGAATTTTTAGAGTGATGAAAGAAGCCGCTCAAAAATTTCAGGCATTTTTGTCGGGGGCGGTAAGGGAGTTAGAGCCTTATGGGCTAGAAGTTCTTACCTACCGTCCTCGATTATTGTCTCCAAACCCAGAAGAGTGGGTATCACCTGAGTTTATAATAGCCACAGAAGTAAAGGATGCAAGGGCCTCTCTGTTTGCGCAACCAACCGAAGGGCTTTTCCGCTTTAGAGTAGATGTCAGGAGGCCCGTAGTTATTAAGGAAGAGCTACACGACGTCTCTTTTATGGCCTACTCTGATCGAGATAATCACCTTACTCCCGGCAACATGCTTATTCAAGCGCTATATCCCCTGACTCATTTTGAGTCTGAGGATTTTGAAGAGTGGCGCAGAAACCGTTTGGAGACAATCAATGGGTGATAAAATGAAAAATCTCGTAGCTTCAAAATACCAAAAAAGAATCTATCCGTTGTATAGGGATGCAAGTCATTTCTGTGATCGTGGGATCGCGGAGATGGACGCATATGAGATGCTGTATGATCACCACCGCCCTAATTTTTCTGACTTTGAAGTGAAGGCTGCCATCACAGTAGCTTATAGCAATTCAAATGAGGTACGAGAGGCGATGTACTGGAAAGACAAAGGTCGCCAGTATTGCCCCTCTAAGTCAGAGCTGGACTGCGGTGAGTTTCACTGTCCAAGATGTAAGACAGAACTTAAAAAAACCATCTATAAAAAATGGACGAAGCTATATGCCTGTCCAGACTGTTTGTTCCTGATCGCTCCCGGAGATATTCTCGATTCTATGGGACAGGATGAACAAGAAGAGGCGGCAGAACAATACGGATGGGATCCTGTTATTAAGGACCCTTCTGAAGCCTTCAATGAATGGCTATAATTTTAACTGAGATAGGTGGCCCAAATGGCCTTTTCCAAGTTTGCTAAAGCTGTTGTACAAACACCCCGTGTAGGACTTGACGGATGGAATTCCTATCGAAGGAAGATGGCCCATGCTGGGCTGGGTAGTGTAGATTTCGCCAACCGTGCGTCTTCTATTACTATTGAGAATTACAGCCCGGACAAGTACCTTCTTACTCACTGTACTATTATCGCTTCTGTCGACGTAGAAGATACGTCAGGTAAGACCGGTAGTGATGTGGTTATCGCAGATGGTAGTAAGGTTAATCGGCCACATGCTGATTATCTCATCAAGCCTGACTGCTCCAAATATATCAATCAGAATGGGGATGCTTGGGAGAGGAAGCTTCTCCTAGCTACCTATAAGACTTTCATTGGGGCGGAGAACTATGTAGAGCACATCCAGATCCCGGAGCTGTCTAAGGGTAAAATCATAGACGCTGTGGCTCGTGATCTGGGCGAAACGGTGTATGTAGACATTCTAGTAGCTACGGATCGTAAACACAAAGATCTCGTAGCACGGATCGAATCAGGGGATCTCAACACCCTGTCTATGGGATGCACGATCTCGTATTCCATCTGCACCAAGTGTGGAAATCAGGCGATTGATGAGCCCCAACTGTGTAACCATGTCAAGTATGAGAAGGGTAACAAGTTCGTAGGACCCGATGGAAAGATCCGGGTTGTTGCAGAACTTTGTGGTCACTACACGGACCCAGAGTCTGTAAAGTTTATCGAAGCCTCTTGGGTCGGCAACCCCGCCTTTAAGGGAGCGGTAATGAGGAATATCCTCAATTTGACGAACACCAAAGAGCCTACCCCCTATGAGCATGATAAATTACAGGACATGATCCAAGAGGCTCATATTAAATCCAATATGGCCCCGACCGAAGATTGGACTCAGTTCTTTTTGAAAACAGCTTCGCAGCTACAGGATATTCAAACTGGAATGTCTCAGGCATTGAAGTCCGGAAACTGGGATGAAGGGGGAGAGGAAGAGGAAAAAGAAGCTCCTCCGGCGGAAGAGAATCCGGGTCTAGTTGATGATGTGGCCGATGAGATCAAAGAAAAGATACGAAGGAAGCTCGTAGAGGATTTGCGAGAGGAATTGGGGGAAGAAGGTGGGCCTAAAAAGGTGACACCCGAGTCTGAGATTGCACCTAATGATTCCATTCACAAGTCGTATCAGATTTTTGCTTCCCGGTATGCACGTGAACTTGGCGAGAAAACGAAACCCGTTTTCGACGTATTAAGCTTACTGGAGAGCAACAACCTATTTCTTGCTCATAAGCATACTCTATCCAATAGGGACATCATAACGGCCATGTATATTCATGATCGGGATGGTAAAAAAGAAACCCTTCCTACAAACATGTATGTATGTTTGCAAAAAATAGGGTCGGCTAAGAAGTACGGGTCTCTACGGCGCTTTTTAGTGGCTTGTTCAAAACAGATGGGTAAAAAACTATCACGTGGAGAAGCTGTTATATTGCTCGAAAGAGCAAAAATACTCAATTAATATGCCCTTTTCTTTAATAATGCACTTATAGAGGGGGTGTATTAGCACGTCTGTACAGGGGTGTGTTTCATCTCATTATGATGGAGCCCATCTGACTGCAATTTATGTCTTCACAGAGACATGTGTAAGACAGTTTAGAAAGATAAGAAGATATCGCAAACCGGCACCGGAAAAGTTTACTGGAGGTTCCATCAATGAGTAGAAGAAAGCGTCTATCTTGGAAGACCAAAGAATCCAAGCGCCGTAACCGCAAAACGGCTGACCCCTATACAATGAATCAGGATCGAACTCATGTACCCGTTGAGGAGTATATGGTAGGAGATCCTTCCGAATGGGCTGAAGATCCCGTTGATGATCTGTCCCACATGGACGGTACTGACCGGAATGAGATCGGAATGCCCGAAATGTTGCCCGAGAATCGTAGTGCTCGTTCTGTCCGTGAGGCCAGAATGCAGATTGCGAAAATGGAGCAGCATTTCGAGAAAAAGGCTCTTCAATGTGTCCGCATCGCAGAAGCACTTCTTCCCGGTGCAGGCGAAGATGTTATCGCGGCACAAGCTCTCGATCTAATGCCCCTTCCCGATGAGTCTGTAATGGACACATCGATCCGCCTTACAGATCTTGGTGTTCTTGCCTCGGAAGAGGAAGAAGAGGAAGAGGAAGAGGAGAAAGAGGCTTCCAAACTAAGCTCCGCTGAAATGCTTCGAATTATGAAAGCAGAAGAAGGCGAAGAGGAAGAGGAAGATGAAGCCAAAGAAGATGGCGACGACGAAGACGATGAAGACGACGAAGATGAAGCCAAAGAAGCTGGTGACGACGCCGATGAAGATGGCGACGATGCCAAAGAGGAAGATGGCGAAGAAAGCGACAAAGAAGCCAGTGCATATCTGGACGAAGATCTTGACGCTATGCTCGCTGATATGGAAACCGATATGGGTGGCGACATGGGTACCGCAGAATTGGGTATCGATATGGAGCCCCAGCTCGATCTCCTAGACCACGAAGCGCTTCTGGAAGAGAGCGATGATGCATTGCAATCTCTTATGAACCAGAACTACGGGGTTGAAGCTACACAGAATAGCCGACAGGCTAACATTCGCAAAAAAGTCAATCAACTTGGGCGGGTGAAAGAAGCAGGTTCCACAGCTACAGATCCACTTTCAGGTCTGTGGGACAGTGCTCCCGACGTTTCCAACGTCTTTTCGTAAGATGGACGGGGCCTCTTTTGGAGGCCCCTTGGAGACGACTCCGCTTTCACTTATTTGAAGTTCGTCGTCAATCAATCAAGCAAACTCTTTAGGAGGCTATAATGGCTCTTCCCGGACAAGCAAGCGGTGATTTCACCGAAAGCTCCTCTGCGCTACGGATCATGTATGTAGGGATCCGAAACACAGCAGGTGCTAAACTCACAACGGATGCATTCGTCCAAACGAATCCACCCGCTCTACCCACAACTAATGTAACGGAAACCCTTCCATCCGCTCCCAAACGTGGAGTTCTAGGTGGGTCCGTATGTTTCACTCGTCCCGACGCTGGTAACGGTATGGTCGGAGGCCCCGCCGATGCAGGCGCTGGAATCGTTCCCCTTGGTGTCTTCATCAATGACGCCGCAGGTAATGCGTATGAAAATACGCCCGGTCCTGCTTCTGGACAAGGCCCGTACATGTCTGGTCAGGGAACCTACGGCAACCGTCTCTATGAGACAAGCATTGTTGCTGGAACAGGCGTAGGTAATGCTCTCACTTATGCGGTTGGTGATTCCCTGTATGCCAGTGTCAATGGCTACCTAACCAATCTTGCAATTGACGACAACACAGTTGGTGGAGCAGCAGACGCAATTGTTATCGGTGTCCTCAAGATCGCGCCGGATTCCGTTCACGCTGAGATGGTCTACGACCAGCGCATCTAAGTGCCAACCAAAGGAGACTGAATATGTCTGACCAAACAACCCAGCTAGACAACGCGGCAAAGCAAGAGCTTATCAGCCGTCACATCGCGAGCGCCGCAGGGCGAGCGAGATTGGCAGCTTCGATGACTCAACCGCTTCGATCCCGCAGAGATTATTCTGCTGTAGGACGCCGTACCTTCCTCGTAGAGCAGCTTCCTGACGGAGCGCTGCCCGTGTACGACAAAGATCCCGACGTCACCGCCTATGTGGTTGGTGAAGAGGGTGAAAATATCCTTGCCGTGCAGAAGCCAAAGCGTGTGATCTTCCCCTTGTTCGAGATTGCCTCGAACCCGGAGATCCCGATCACTCAGATCAAAGAGCGTCGTTTCGACCTCATTGCTCGATCGCAGCAGCTTGCGCAGGCAGCCATTCAAGCCGCCGAAGATGAACGTGTCTTTGCCGTACTTGATTCGATTGCGACAAACGGATTCGATTCCGTTCCCGGTAGCGTCAACCCTGATCTTCAGGTAGTTGCCCCCATTTCCTCGGCTGTACTTGCCGATGCGTTTGCTGAGATCGAACGACACGACCTTCGTGTTGCTCGTATCTACATGAACGCTAAAGATTACGCGGACATTCGTAAGTTTGGCCGTGAAATCTTGGATGTGAACAGCCAAGCCGAATTGCTGAAAACTGGTCTGCAATCCACCCTTTGGGGTGCTCAGATCATCACCAGCCGTTTGGTTCCCGCCGGATTCGTCTACGTATGTGGCGAGCCCGAGATGTTTGGACGTATCCCCGTCCGAACTGAGTTGACCGTTCTTAGCGCGGACAATCCGCGAGCTAGAATGATAGGTTTTTCCTGCTTCGAAAACTTAGGTATCGGAGCGTTTAATCCTCGTGCCCTTGTCCGACTTGTCGTACAGCGATAAGCATAAACCCTTGAAATAACAGGGTTTTATTGACCCCCGGTTCGCAAGAGCCGGGGGTTTTTTAATGGCCGGAGTTGCTCTGTGGTGGGTGTAGTGGTATGGTTGTGGGTAACATGACCAAAGAATCTAGGTTGTAATATAACGTGATGGTGTAGAGGGAAATTATGAGTCAAACAGAAGATATGAGTAGGATGGATGAGTCTTTCGCCCGCAAGGTATTACACGCCGAAGAAGTCGCACGGACCATCTATGATAAAGACGTAGACGCCCCTGCTTACATCATCGGAGAAGAGGGCCAGAGGATATTACAGGTGAATACGGGTGGCAAGGTGATAGTGCCAACTTTCCCCTATAAGTCGAGCCCACGGGTTTTTGGACCTACGAAGGCCACCAAGGATCGAATCCGTCAGGAAGAGGAATTGGTTATGCGTCTAGTCTTTTCGGCATCTGATACGACGGCACACGGTCGGCTATCTTAAAAAGTAAAGAATGGTTATCCTTTTGTATTTACCTTTGGTTGGAATATACCAAAGGAATTTAACATGAAGAAAACTTCCGCAATCCTGTCCTCTCTCAGAGCATTGCCCCAGCGGGGGTCCGTGGTAGAGTCCGTCCGCTTAAATAGTGAGGCGATGATGGTACGTTTTGACGATGGTACTGGCATTTCTATGCCCATAACAGATTTTGAGGGGATCAGAGACGATGAGCATCTGGAAAATGCCATCTCTTGGTGTGAGACACTTTTCAATACGAAAAGGGCGCACGGGGTCGGAGGAGTTTTCCGCCGGGAAGAGTTAGAAATTCTAGTAGAGAAGGTGGTAGAAGATCCGCTTATTGCAGATGCAGATAATCTTCGAGAACTTATTTTTCGTGCGACGATGCCGGACGAGGCTTTTACGGTAGGGGAGACGAAGACTACCTATAATAGTCCCGGTAGTCAGCCTCTATTACAAGAGCTACATTCGCAGTCGTTTTCAGATAAGATCTCTTCTGTGGCCCGGAAAGTAGCTTCCCGCTACATGGACCTTCTAAATTCTCACAAATAATTGAACATATAGCCCGGTCTTATTCATGCCTAAAATTGATTTCAATGCTCTGAATCTCAAAATCAGTCCCTTACAAGGGGGGAGTGTTATTGAGGTAGGAGCCTTTAATAATAACGATCTGGCCAATTTTCAGACGATAGAAAATAATGACCGACAAGTACAATCAGCGCCGCTAGACGGTGCCAACCCATCTGTTGGTACTTCAGAAGCAACCGAGGACGTATAATGAGATATTCAGCAATTTGGACATCGAAGGGTCGACAGACTATTTCAATTCACGAAGATACCGTAGAGAAATTAAGAGATGATTTAAGATCATCTTTGGCTGCATCGAGTTTTGTTGTTTCTGACATAGCAAAATATTCTGGTAGTGACCCGGACAGCGATGGGTACGCTTTTATTGTCAAAAATGGGGCGAGGGAATGGCTTATTATGACCCCCCATAGCACTGACCCTACTAACTATATAGGGCGTATATTCACTGGTTCCACAAATTCTGGGAATGTAGGTGACTATTTCAAAAATTATGATGCCTATTCTACGAATATATATGACGAGTCTAAGGTGTTGGTTCATTATAATTGCGGAAATGAAAGCTATGGGATGGGGTTTGACGATGCCACTGCTTTGACCTACACGGGTGGCGATTTTTCTGCCCCTCTACACAACCCAGCATCCGCAGCTTATACAGATTTCATGCCCGCTACAGAATGCCTACCGGGATATTACATGGATATCACATGGGACCGGTTCGATCGAATTCTCTTTGTGTTTGACGAGGACTCACCCAGCTTGGCTGTGTATTTAACCGATGGTTATGCTTTTGCAGCTTGCGGTCTTATGATGTTGGGGTCTATGACTGTTAATACAGATGGTGCGGATACAAATACAGAGGCAACTCTATGTTTAGAGCTTGATTATGATAGTAGTCGTAAATGGGGTAGCATAGGGGCTGATCAAGTATACGCTTACAACTTGACCGGCGATGTGGAGCTTTTTGATTTATCATATACACAGGATCATTACACTTATGAGAATTCTCTTAATACATCTGGTGAGTACAAGTGGAAATCTATAACACTGGCAAGCGTAAGTTATGAAAAAGGAATTCTAGATACTAACTTAGTCAGACAATACGGTGCTTTTGCAAATTCGGCTCAGTATGGGAAAATAGTCAGTGGTCCCAATGGTCCGTTCTTAAAAACTACTTACAGTCTAGGGTTTCCGTACACTTTAAATACAGAGCGGTTTCCGTGGCCTGAATGAGTTTGAAGTCTAAGATATCGTTTTACTGCATACAGAAAAAGGAGTAGTACTATGGGCAAATATAAACAGAGCAGGTTAGTAGAGAATATTATTCGGATCGGGGCGGATATTCCAAATTTGCAAGAGCACTTACGCCCTGTTTTGGATCATCTCAAGACGGCTTCTCAAAAGTTAGACTCTAGTGAGCGGAGAAGTGCGAATGCTGCTCTCCAAAGAGCAGGCTTTGACGGTAATGGTCGGTACCGTTCTGTAGGCACTGCCATCACAAAAGCCTTTCGAGTGTTAGAGGACTTTGGCATAGAGCCTGACGAGGTGTTTTCAGCTTTTGCCTATCAGAAGCCCGAAGGCACGGTCCCAATGAGTATTGCTTTTTCAAACCCGTCAGATCCGTTTAGCCCGGAGGCTATCTCCAACTCGGTCCTTCACTTTAGCTGGACCGAGCTAAGGCCCGACCACTTTGAAGTGGTCGCTTACCTCTCCTAAGACCGGGTAGGGGCTAGTAGTTCATAGAGGTCGGGAGTCTGGTCCAAGGCTTCCTCGCAGATCTCAGACCCATCAAATGACAGCTCTTCCCAGTCCCCCGATGCTTCGATTTCCTCGACGTTTCCGAAACTGTCAGCCTCCGAGATATCATTGCAGAGGTCAAGAGCGTTTCCGTATTCATGGCATCGGTCATAATGTGCAAATTGCCGCTCGGGATTGTTGTAGTCAAATGCGGAGACGAAATGCATCCCCTCGTCGTCGGTAGAAATTTCGTAGGCTATAAAATTCATTAGGTACCATCCTTGGTAAAGCATTAAGGGGGATTTTTTACTCTTCGTCGCGTGTCGGCACTTCCGGGATAAGCATCCAGTACTCGTTGTTGGTGACCCGGCTCGAAATATCAGCTCGTAGGGCCACTTTATCTCCAAAGGCTTTGGCTTTATCTTCTGTATCGAACTCATAGAAGTGCATGAAGGTCGCCTCGGCATCGTCGTAACCACAGTGTCCGATGGTTAACAGAAGTTGATACACCGGAACCTGTTCCCCATTTTCCACCTTTGAAACTAAAACCACTTCGGGGAGCGCGTACTCATCGCTTTCGGGATGCCGCTGTCCCGCAAAGTGACGGGGACATTTGTGTTGCGTATCAAAGGGGCTGGATATCCATCCATAACCCCTACAAGGGCAATCAGAAGCCTCATCACGGGCAATAAGGCCCAGATTATTTCGAAAAGTATCATATGCGTATTGGAGGCTCATGTCGTTTCCTTTCGTTCTTTAGTTGTTGTCATTTCGTCATGCTCACTTAACTATACCCCAAGGTAGGACCCTCGTCAAAAATGTTTTTTATCGACGCAAAAGCGGTAATCCTTTTATGAGATCTATAGGTATATCATTACCCGTGGCTTAGGGCGGCGGGTGTTTAGGAACCAATCTGGTATGAGGAGTTGAAGGTATGGCGAATAAAGAGTTTAGAAGTTATGTGGCTGCTGCAAAGATCAACATCGGTGTAGACAAGGAAACGAGCATCGCCGTTGATAAAGGCACGGTCGTAGAGTATAACGGTACAGTGGCTATTATTGAGGGAGAAGAGTACAATTTCCCGAAACTGAGTTCCGCGATCAAAGCCCGTTGGTTGGTAGATACGGAGGAGTTGGGCATTAATACAGCAGGTCCGTACCAGCCTCAGTCTGCTCATATTACTATGAGTGCGGCCACTCCCCAACAGAAAGATGTAGTGGCGTCCCGTGCTACTATTGCCGAGGAAGATCGGGAAGTAAGTAGCGTACAGGCTTTTCGTAGTGGAGAGCAACGAGATGCACAACAGCATCATGTACAGCAACAACAGCAACAACAGCAACAGGTACCGCAACATCGTCCGCCTTCCGCTGGGTTTCGAAATCAGATGGTTCTGGAACCTCAAGGTGGGGAAGAGGTTAGAGGTGTGAGTTTTACGACCAAAGCAGGATCCGAATCCCTTAAAGATTCGTTCCGAACAGATCAAGTAAGCCAAAATGCTACGCAGGAAGGCAACAGCAATGCAAAGTTGGCGCAGTTCCAAGAGCTTGAACGGCAGAAAATGGAACGTGAGATTGCAGCATTGAAACAGCAGCTACAACAGCAAGCTCCGCAAGAGCAGGTACAGGTCCGTGAAGGTATTCAGTTCCGAACTGAGGGTATTTCAGAGAATGCTGCGGGCACAACACCTCAAACAGCGTCAAACCTTCCTGAAGGGATTTGGGACGGTCATGGTGCCGATGTAGTTGGGCAAGTAACAAAACAGGCTCAGGCTCAGGCCCCTCAACAGGCTCCACAGGTTCCACAGGCTCCTGAGTATGTGACTCCTGAGATCTCTGTAGAAGATAAAGAATCTCGACTGGCATTTGCCCGGCAGATGATGCCCAATTTCGATTGGGATTTTGGACAGCACTGGAAGACCAAGCTCAAATCTTTGGAAACGAATGCCAATCCTCTATTTGTATGCACTGTGTATGCAGTAGAGTCTGATGCGATGAAAGTACATATTGCATCTCAGTTCCCGGATCTGAACCTTGGCGGTTAATTGTCAGAGGGGGATCCGAAAGGGTCCCCTTCATAGGTATGTGATATGCACAAGAGAATTGCCAAAAAACATATGTCTCGCATCTTGTGTGATTACCTCTTAAAAGCCGTTTCTACCGTAAGGGTAGACCTATCTAAAATTCAGGGGCTTACGGAAAGGGCGGTTGATCTTATTGACAGCTCCGAGTACCAAGAGGAAATCTACAAAGATGGTGGTGATATGATTTATACGTATCAGACCACCCTCGATCGAATGTTTGAGCAGATGGCTGTGGTTTCTTATCTCCTAGATAAGATGGCCCTTACCGGAGCTGCGGATGATTTGAACCCGGCGTTGCGGAAAGAACTAGACAAAGCCTTGAAGGGGAAGCTATGACCTCTAGGAGAGTTTTAGCAAAGAGGGTAGCTTCTGCTTACGTAAAGAGGCTTCTCTCTTTTCGTACGGACATAGAGGACCTAGCTGGTTTTCCCACTTATGTGAATCGAGAAGGTCCTGCGGAAGAGGATTCCGAAAATAAGTTAAAAGAGCCTTTGCCGAACGAGATCACAGATTGGACTGATCACGGAACTGGGTACATCACTCCCAATGTCTCAGACGATGCTATTCGAAGATGAAAAATAGGCTAGTACATAGAGTTATAGCTCAATATCGACTGCGGCATTATCCCCTTCGTGTGGCCCTTAGTCGCACCTATAAGGTGGCAAAGACCCCAGAGGAGATATTGTCGGGACTCAATCCCGCGATTGTGGAGAGGGCCTCAGATGTTAATTTATTGAATGTCCGCCATAATCCGTCGATAAACCAATTGGAGTATACGGTGAAGGGTAAGACCCGATCTCAGTACACCGTAATGATTAGAGCGGTCCCAGAAGGCAAAGAGAACCAGTACTGGAAGTCCGATGTTTTGGTATCCTGTTCGTGTCGACATTGGCGCTATGGAGGTGCCGAGCACCATGCGAAGGAAGGCGGATATCTGTATGCAGAAGAATATCCTATTGGTACTTTGGCTTCACCAGATATCAGAGATCCTCAGAAGCATAATTATGTATGCAAACATGTATATGCGGCTTTGCAGGAAGCAAAAGGGATTTATTTCGATATGGATACCCGGCGATGAAAAAGCAATCAGGCATAACCCCATTCGCTAATAAGGTGTACGAGCTGGCAAGAAATTTTCAGCTTACGGCGGAACTTTTAGAGAATGTGGAAGAAATTGTTGATGCTATACTAAGTCGTAATGAGGATCTACCGATATTGCTAGAAGAGTTGGAATGCTCAGAAGAGGAACTTTTAGAGGCGTCTTTTCGGTTTTACGAGATCAAGGCCGAGGCGGAGTCCATAGCACAACAAGCTTGCTCTTGTAAAGCTAGAGCAAAGGCGTTGGCAAAAGAGGTGCTTTCTGATAAGTATTTTGGTACGTTATTAGATCTCCCTGTGGTCCGACCACACCGGGGGATTTTTGATCCGACCATGCTAACGATAGCTCGAAAGGTCGGTGCTACTTACATACAGAAGTTACGGAGGTTGAAGTGAAGTACGATTTTAAATGTGTCACCTGTGATCACGTCCAAACCGCAGAATTTTCATTGGACGAGTTTGAAGTAAAAAAAGAGTCTGGAATGTCTTGTAGGGAGTGTGGAGATACTGCCAAGTTTAAATTCCAAGCTGCCGAAGTTGGGATTTGTTTTAGAGGGGATGCTTGGGCAGATAAGAATTACAAAGAGAAAGCGTTCCGAAAAAATCGTTCGAAATATATGGCCGCCCGACAAGCTAAAAACGTCAAGACGCCTACTCTCAAACCTAATTATAGGGGAGAGGAAGCGGAGACATGGACTGAGGCTAGGGATGCCGCTCGTGATGACGGTAAAAATGTAGCGTCTTACGAACCGTTGATCCATAAAGAAGCCAGAGGATAAGATATGAAAAAGTCGTATATCTATCGCAGAAAAGACAATCTGATCGACATGCTGATCAGTGATCATTTCTGGTTGAAAGTAGTAGTAGCAGACGGAGCCACAGGAGGCGGGGACTATGGGGTTAGAATTTTCCGCACTAGATTTCTGGTTGCCGACCCTACTCCAGCATCTGACAGCTCCGCTGCGATAGCTACGGCTTTGATTGCGGAGATAAATGCAGGATCGGAGCTGGTGGAAGCCTTTTCCGGAGCGGCGGGTAATGAGGTCCTCATTCGGTTTGACCGTCTTGGTCAGGTGCCGTCATCCGACAACTACGAGGCTACCACTACAGATGGGGAGGGTAGTATTTCAGTATCACGAGCCTATCCCCAGAGCTATACCGTTAAGAATGCTTCCAACTGGGATGGTGTGTTTGCTGATATGCAGGCTGTTCCCCGGCCCGGAGGCTTCGTCTCCTCAACTGTGCGAAAATATCAGGATGCCTATCGAATTGATGCAGGACAGCTAAAGCATCGCACTCGATTCCTGTTTGATCCTAGTGATTATAGCGTTACGGATACGGATGTGAGTTTTTTCCAGATCTCTACTGTAGTAGATGGGCAGGAGATTGATGAGGGTCCTATCGAGATTGTCATGACGGCAGACCAAGCATTGGACGTAGGTGAAGACGCACTTCTCCTTACCGGAACAGTACCACAGGCCGCTTCTTTTTCCGATGGTTTGTATCTGCAATTCCCAATACGCAGTTCCTCTTTTGAGATCCGAAATAAAGGGGCAAATGATTTACGCTTTGCTTTCAAATCAGGACAAGCCGAGTGGGTATTAGAGCCGGGAGATTCTTTTTCGGATGCTCGCGTGAATATTACAGGTTTCACACTTCGAGGAGACGGTGGCTCTACTGACGTAGAGATTTACACCACTATCCTCACTTCCAAGTTTATTGCGTAACGTGATAATGCTTTAATATCTCCCTAAAAGAGACATCAATTTCTGGCGGAGGCCCATATGTTTATTCGTTTAGTACATAGTCAAAATACAGACGGCGCTCTATTGGTAACTGACATTGAGTCAGGATTACCAAATGAGGAGTTCGGAATCTATCGCAAACAGCCGGGCGTTTATGTCCCTTACTACCGATCTTTCTTTGGATCTGATGGGCTGGTAGAGATAGACCGTGACAATCCCGGTTTCATTGATCTCGTACAGTCGGATAAAGTACGGCTTTCGGTGGCGCAGGGAGTTATTGCGGCTCTTGCTACGGAAGAGTTCTTTGCTGTTATTGAAATTCCTACGGGCGCTTTGAATGCTCCGACTATTTCTACTGTCACACAGACCACTACGGGCGACGTTACTGTTTCCGGTACCAATTTTGAATCGTTTTCTCCCGATGTTACTGGAGTAGCGATTGCTGGAGTAGCGCTGGATGCTGGCGATTTTTCTGTGGATAGCGCCACTACAATCACTATTACTACAGGGACAGCTTATAGCTCCGGAGAAGAAGTTGTTGTTACGGCTAACAGAAAAGATTCCAATGCTGTATCTGTAGATCACACCGCATAACAGTGATTAAATGAATGGTAATCAGTCAAAAAAGATTCGAGAAGTACTTGATGCTCACCGGTCAGATTTTCGGGGGGTTGAGTGGCAACCTCGACGTGTAGTACAGACTAACACGATGGCTTTGGTTTTGGAAGTTGTTAGAGATTTGTCAGAAGAAGTTGAAGGATTGCCGCTGGAGGACCTACCAACCTCAAGTTCATTGAGACGCTATCAGCACGATATAGTGATAGCGTATGAGAAGGTTCGAAGGAATAGGCTGTATGATCAAGGCGAGTTTTTTCGTCAAGTTGGTATAGTCTTTGACCTTTCAGGAAAGGTCTTAGAAGAGTTGGCGAGATTGGAGAGAATGGGTTATTTTGACCCGGAAACCTAAAAAGGAAACACAATGGCTAGAATAGCGGTAATCGGAACGCCTTTTGATAAGGCTCTTTTGCAAGATCTCGAAAAGCGTCAGACGCTACGAGAGCACACAATTCACCCCCCCGGACAGGAGCGGTATATTCGTCCTGTAGATTCGGAAGGGGCTCTTACCACAGCCTTAGAAGGCTTGGGTGGTACAGCAGTGGCTGCTGAACTTGCAGCTTTTATTGCGGCAACGGTAGGTGCTGATGATATTTCCGTAGCTACTATCCGAACCGCAGCAGATGCTATGACTGGTATCTCCGGTACTACTGTAACGGAAGGGGAGGATCTTCAAGATCTCCTTTCTTATAAGATCATCGAAACGGGGCATTTCCTTCTCTCTTTCCACGGTGGTGTAATTCGTGGGATGCTTGAAGCTAAGGATGAGGCTGGGGATGCTAATCCTTGGATCAAGGTCTTTACAGACGCTGGCGACGAGTTGTTTGAGCTGTAATTCATAAACCCCTGTCCAATTTAAAAACTCATCCTAACTAGGTAGAGTGCTACGGAAATTCTTCATGGTTTCCGTAGCACTCCCAGTGTGGTGAATAAAAGGAATTCAATATGTCCAATATAGAAGCAAAGCTAGTACAGCTAGGCAAGAGTAGAAAAGATCTTCGTCCCTATATTCGCCCTGTCCTAGCGCATCTTCGAGAGTCTTCCCGTGTGTCTGCGGTAAAGACTGCAAAGGTCGAC